CGTACTTCCATAGGTCTTATACGTAAGTCTCTATTTATCCTAGCTTCTGCTAAAGTAATAAAGTCAGGAATTCTGGATGTTAAATCACTGCGGTCTAGCCAATCAGCTATCGCGTCTTTAAGTCCTGTGTACGTATTTAAAGCCATCTATAGTTTTCCTTTAGTTGTTCTGAAAGGGGCATTAACTGGGTCGTTCATCCACTCTTTCATTCTCTCTTGGTTTCCCCATACACCTTCTCTCATCATCTGTTCAACGAGAAGCATAGGTATCCTAGCTACTCTGTGGCTGAACTGTGAATCACCATCATATTGTGCTCGTCCACTCCGAGCTGAGTCGAATCTAAGAGCTGCATTATCGTCTGCAATCTGCTTTATTTCGCTGTCTGTTTGAGTTGAAACAGAAGTCAAGCTTCCATCTGCGTTCTCTATTAATTTGTTATATAGTGCCATATAGTTGTAAACCCCCAGTTGCCTGAGGGTCTAGTATTAGCTATTAACCAGTAGTGTATCTAATCTTACCGTTAGCTGCTTCGTTGCCACAGCGTAAGCCGTACTCAACTAACAACATCTTCTTATCAGAGTCACCATCTTTCGAGATGTCTACTGTTTGGAAGTCACGAAGATAATCAACAGACCACATATCGTTCTGTAGGAAGTACACAATATCCTGGTCACAGAATCTATCCAACATAATGTTGAAAGTTCCGAAGTCAGAAACATATACGTCTACTGCGTTGTAGATTGATTTATTCTCATCAACAACTGATTGCGTCTGTGTAGCTCTACCAGACATAGCAGTGATTAACTTCTTATTAGTTGCACCTAATAGGATAGTTGATGGAGTACCACCAGCATCCCAGGTATTCTCAGCAACCGCTGTGATGTCGGCTTCGACAACCGCTGCGTGTGAACCTGAAGTACCAGCATCAGTCACGTTAGTGGTGATGAAGTTTGCTGCACCTCTGGTCTCACGAGCAGTACCTGAAGAACCAACTACAGCTGCGTTATCAGCTAATAGACTCATCTCCATATCACGCTTAAGCTCTTTAGAAGCCTTAGCTAACTGGTGTGCCATCTCAGACTTCTTACCAGCGTTGTTTACTTTATCTTGAGTTCCCGTAACTTCCACAACTTTCTTAGAAATTTGTGTGTAGTTATTGAGACGAGTAGTTGCAGTGGTTGCTGCAGTTCCTACTGCTGCTCCTTCAGCGTGATAGTTTGTCTTCACGGCTGTAGCTAAAGCATCAGTTTGCCACTCAAATTTAGTGTTAGAAACACTTCCCTTTTTGGTGATACTAGATAGAAACGGAGTTTCTGTTGGACTAATATCATAGATTACATCAGACAATTCTTCACGAATTGCTGTTGCATCATACGTTTCAAAGTTAGTAGGCATTACCTATTCTCCTTATATTGTAGCTCTGTTCATCAGAGCATATCATAAAATACGGAAGCTGCATCATCTTGATGTCCAGACTTCCTTAACCTTGCACGCTTCTTGTTTGCTTGGTCTTGAGCTGCTTCGGATTTAACCTTGCCTCTCCCAGCTTTTTGTACCTTAGGGACTTTCTTCACTGCTTTCTTTTTAGGCTTTAACTTAGTTGTTAACTTGTCAAACTCCATAGCTTTCTTAAGAATAAGAACACTACGGTGGTCTGCTAGTTGGTCAACTTCTTCAGGAGCATATCCTGAAGTAATAGCAAATTTCCTAATATCATCTTTAACAGTGGATTCTTTGTTGTCCCACTCAGGTAAAGCACTAACTAACTGGGCATACTGGTCTTGAACAAAGTTTGCTCTTTCCTGTGTAGCCTGTTGCTGCTGTTGTTGCTGCACAATCCGTTGTTGTTGTGAAGCATTCCTTACTTTATCCTGTGCATCTCGGTACTCATCTTTCTTAATCATATAAGCATATGGGTCTTCCTCTTTAAGGGTTTCCCAGTCCGTCTCATTAAGCTCTGAAAGCTTGGCTTCTTGCTGCTCTTTAAGCATCTGCAAACCATTAGCGTACATATTTCTCTCTTGCTCTAGTGCTTGACGTTCAGCTTGAATTGCTTCGTTTTCTTTACGTCCTTCAGCTAGTGCTTGAGATTTACGAGTATAGTCAGATTGTCTTTGATAACCAGCTTTGAGTTCTTCAAGGTTTACATCGTATTCTTCCCCATCTACTTTGATAGTATATATAGGGTCTGCGACTTCTTCCTCTTCCTCTTCGCTTTCTTCTTCTTCCTCTACTTCCTCAGTGGCTTCCTCTTCCGAGACCTCTTCGGTTTCAACTTCATCTTCCTCTATTGTTTCCTCAGCTTCTACTTCCTCGTTCTCGGTAGTTGCTTTGGTTTCCTCACTCGTAGGTTGGTCATTATCTGATTCCCACATATTAAGGATTTTATTTCCTGCTTCTTCAGCAGAGCCTGTTTCCGCTCTTGACGGAATTGTGTTAACTTCTTGGGTGTTCTGTGCAGAATCCATTAGTCATCTCCCTTTAATTACTGTAATAAAATTCTTGCCCCTTCTCGGCAAGTTTTCCTGTTTCCAATACTGATTGTATATGTTGGTCTACTAGGTCTAAGCTCTTGATAGTGACGTATATCCTGTCTCTTTCTACCTCTTCGCTTATCTTAGTCTGTAACAACATATCAATAAGATGTTCCTTTGTTGTAACGAATGCTTCTTTATATAGTGGGTCTTCTGTTAATCGTTGTGCATCCTGACCCCTACGGACTTCTTCCCCCTTCTTCCTTCCCATACCTTCTCCTTATGTTGGACCAATAGCGACTGGTCTTTTCTGCTCCCTTTCTAATATTAACTCTTGTTGTTTAAGAGCTAAGTCTGCTTTCTTGATTTCTAATTCTTGTGCTTTGATTTGCATATTAACTTGAGCTTCTTGTGCTTTTAACTCTAGTTCTTGCTGAGCTATCTGAGCATCAAGCTCCATCTCTTTCTGTTTAAGAGCACTCTCAGTCTGCATCTTCTGCATCTTTAACTTTAACTCTTCTGCCTTAAGTTGCATCTCTGCTTGCTTAGCTTGTTCTTCTGGACTAGGACCTTGACCTTGTACGTCTTGGTCTCCTGGGTCTGTGATGAAGTCATCCACATTACGCATACCCATAGCTCTAATCTGTTCAGCAACTAAGTTATATACGTTCTTAGGTTTAATCATCATACCTGCAGCAGGGTGTTGTGCAATCATCTGCATAGTCTGTGCTAACTGACCTAGGTGCATAAGGTTCATATCCTTATTACCAAAGCCTAAACCTACCTGAGCAGTACAATCCATCTTATCTTTCCACTCAGCAGGGTAAAGTGTAACCCACTTATTATTAAGTCTTACTAATTTCTCAGGTGTTTCATATCTCTGTACGAGTTGGTAGACACTATTAGCCAGGTCCTTCATTCCTGTCTCAGCAAAGACTCTAGCTATTAGCTCAATCTTCTGTTGAGCTGCTGTCATTACTTGTGCTATACCTGTTGCGGTTTGGTGACTCTTAAGTGCACCCTCTCCGATTCCCATACTATTCTTATTAACGCCAGTTCTTTCTTCTCTAATACTATCTAGGTAGCCTAGCATATTAAAAGAGTTTTGGTCTAGCTGTGGAGTAGCTAGTGGTGACACAGCACCTGGGGTACGTACTCTTACAATACCTCCAGGTCTGCTGGTCATAAGGTCATCCAAGTTGACTTGACCCTCGACTACTTCATAACGCCCATTATTTGTTAGGTACATATTGTCTAACAAGTTACGCATTAGTGTAGTCTTAATTAGTTGAAGGTCAGAGATTAAGTCATAAATACTCAAACCATAAAACTTATGAGGCATAGGCACAGGTGTAAGGGAGGAGAAGGGAACACTGTCCACTGCCTCATTATCTAATAGTTCGTCTCCAACCTTCGTTATCTTTCTTAATTCATCAATACCGTCATTATCAAAGTCTACTCTGATGTAACACTCAGTAACCCAAATACCCTCATCAATATCTCCAGTAGGATAACTAGAGTCTTGGTCATAACTAAACCTAGCTAGTCTCTCAGACTTCCACTCAGCTTCTTCTGCAGAGAATACTCTCTCTAGTTTAGACTTAGGGAATCCTTGTGCTACTAGTTCAGACTTGGTACGCTTTACTCTATGAGCTACGAAGCGAGCATCTTCAATACTCTTCGCATATTTATTAATTAAAAATTCTTCTGGTGGTATAGGTTCAATCCGAACCTGACCACTCTCATTCGTTCTTTTTATGACAGCATCGTGGAGTACAGGAGTAGGTTGCATACCCATCTCAAGTTCTTCTTCACCACCTATTACTGTATGCTCTATTACTTCGACATCATCATCAATAAGTAAAGCATTAAATTCTTCTTCTGTTAAATTCTTATATTCTTCCCTAGTTACTTCTGTGGTATCATCCCAGTAGTGCTTGACTACACCGTTCTTCTGTAACAAGGCATCCTTAAACCAACTATATATAATAGAGAACCCAGGGTTCTGCTTCATAATTACATAGTTAGTATAGTCAGTGGCTTGTTGTGCCATCTCTACATCCTCAGGACCTTGAGGTTCAAACTTTACTATCTTATCACCTGATGTGAATATCTTCATCAGGCTAGGCATAATCCATTCGATTACATCTGCTACATCTCTTGTGACAATCTGAGAACGACCTTCTTGCTCGTTACCATACTTCTTACCGTAGTATCTATCTAGGGCATCAGTACGCTGTTGAGTTAACTTGCCGTCACCAAAGCCTAGAGAACCTTGTATCTCTTGTTCTACGTGAGCAGCTAGTTCTCTTTTTGTCATCTTCATATACTATTTCTTCTGTTTGTCTGATTTAGATACTACCTTCATAATTTCCTTTAGGTCCTTTACATCCTGTGCCATCTCTTTGATAACGTTCTCTAACCAAATTGGGTTCATACTCTTCTCCTATATCACCCAGCTTAAATCTTGCTTAGGTAATTCCCTACCCCAGACACTATCGTTACCGACAAAGACTGGTTCTGTTACACACAAATACCTAAAAGCGTCTGATGCGTGAGATGTCCAATCGTGCACAGGTTTCTGTGACCAAATCTTCTTCTTGTCATCATAACTACTACGATATTGTAGTAGTGCGTCTAGCCCCTTCTTGGTTTTCTCTGTATCAAACCAGCACTTATTAAGTGTAGTTCTAACAGTATCTATACCATCCATTACCTTCAGCTTAGGAGCTACTTGAAAATCAATACCTAAGCTAAAAGCTAAATCCTTTCTACTCTGACCTGTTGAGAATTCTCTAACTACTATATCGTGAGGTGCTATATGTGCACCATACCTGTAGTCTTTCTTATTTAAGACATCAATATAATGAGGTAATCCCTCACCACTATTCTCATAATAGTCTATAACATTAATAGCTTTGCCATCATATTGGGCAAACCATATAGCTGTACTATCAGCTACGCCTAAATCCCAGGCGGTTACTACCTGCTTACCAGGGTCATAAGGTACTTTACTTACCCTATCCTCTTCATAAGCAGATTCTAATTCTTTGGCATAATATGCACCTCTTAAGGCTGCAGACCAACTACACTCATACTCTTGTTCATACTCAGTATCAGCCATATCCTGCTGAGCCATCTCAAGTTCTTCATCATCCAAGATACCAGTCTCACTAGCCTTGAATAAGAATCTCTTCCACCCCTTCTTTTCTGTAGAGGTGTGGTACAAATCATAAAATTCGTTCTTACCTTTAGGAGTACCAATAAATATACCCCAACCTTTCCTGTCTGACAGTGCAGGTCTTATAACCTCACTGTACATCTTAGGGTTCATCTGTGCATATTCGTCTAAAATAACTCCATCAAGATAAATACCACGAAGTGTATCAGGATTATCTGCTCCATACAACTGTATCCTCGCATCCATAAAGTCAGCCCTTAGCTCAGCCTCATTAAACTTAACATCAGGAAAATCTTTAAGTAATCTCTTTAATTCGTCCCAAGCTACTGTCTTAGCCTGTTTAAATAGTGGGGCTAAGTAGGCATATCTAGGTGCTTTCTTACCTGTCTGCAAATCTTCCACTGCAGACTTAATCATCTGGTTAATAGCAAACACAGTCTTGCCAAATCTTCTATGGCAGACAACTACATTAAACCTAGCAAGTTCGTTGTGCAGTTTAGCTTGTAATACCCTAGGTGTATAGGGTATTACTATCCCTCTCCTCTTATCTTCCACTAGTGCACCTTGTCATCCTCAGCACGTCTGTTAGCATCTGCTATATCTTCTTCATTATCAGACCAACTAACATCAAAGTTACGGTCTTCGTGTATGACGTGTTGCTTAGGTGTCCATCCACCCTGTGTCTTAAGCCAGAATGTAGTCATACTAGCAGACTCACCACTCATAGCCATCTTATAAGCGACACCTGCTACGTTAGCAGTCCTCTTATCTCTGGCTGTTATGAGAGTATGTTTATAATATTTAGTCAAAGTAGCATTACTTATCCCCATAATCTTGGAGATAGTGTGTTGGTCCAGACCTATAGTGACCATCTCTTCTACTTTACCGAAATCATCTTCTGTAGGAGTGTACTTCTTACCAGCAGGTCTTCTTGCTTTCTTACCACCAGCAGCAGCACTCTTTCTTGACAGACCACCTTTAGGTCTACCCTTCTTTCTTATGACCTCAACTACCACATCACTAGGTCTCTTGCCTGTCTCAGCAGCTACTTTATACTTTACTTCTTCAAGTATTTCATTAGGCACTTTCTTTGTGTTAGACATAGTACAGTTTATAATTACAATATATAATATTA